CCAGATATAAAAGAATATATAGCAGATAGACTTAAACAAAAAGAAGCCGATTTAATAGTCAAACAAAATGACATATTAAAATATTTATCTGGCTGTGTTCTTGGATTAGAAAAAGAAAATAAAATTTATATTTTAAGATCCGGCAATAAAGGAAATTACAACGATGAATTAATTGAAAAAGAAACGGATCTACAGCCAAGGGATCGTATTAAAGCGGCTGAAATCATGGCGAAAATTTATAAATTAATGGATAAAAATGAAAACATGGAACCACAAAAAGTCATTATTGAATGTAATATACCTTTAAAAAATGAGGACCCATCAGATGAATAGTACAAAGGTTTCTTTAACGGATTGCTTTGGACCTGCTTATTATGAGATATTTCATGATGTAGAAGCCCGTAACAATATGATATATTGGTTAAAAGGTGGACGTGGAAGTTTAAAAGGTTCATTTGCTTATTTATACACTATATTTGATCTGACTCGTGATGCTGAAAATGGTGTTGTTACTCATGCCGTAGGACTTAGAAAAGTTGGATTAACAATAAGAGACTCAGTATTTAATAATTTCTTGTGGGCTATTAATAAATTAGGTTTAAGAGATTCTTGGGGTTATACAATTAGCCCTATGAAAATATGGCATAAAAAAACAGGTAATACAATATTATTTCGTGGGTGTGCTAATCAAAGAGACTACGAAAAAATAAAAAGTCTGAAATTTGAAAAAGGTTATTGTAAAATAGCTATTTTTGAAGAATTAACTGAATTTGCTGGAATGGATGAAATCGACAGTATACAGCAATCATTATTTAGAGGAAGCAACGAAGAAGACACCGGGGAAGATTTCGGAAATGAAGAAAGTATTACTTTTGTAATGTACAATCCACCGGCAAGTAGGAAGAATTGGGTAAACGAAGAATCAAGGAAGCTAAGAATTTTAAATAAAAACGGGGAAGATACAGGCGTATATATTTTGCATACTACATATTTACAAGCACAAAAAAGCTGGTTAGGCAAACCGTTTGTTGATAAAGCTAATCAAATTAAAAAATTTAATTATAGAAAATATCAACACATGTATTTAGGTGAAGAAACAGGCGAAGGATTAGAAATTTATCCACCTATTACAAAGGATAATCCTAACGGCTTGGTTGAATATCGAACTATAACAAACGAAGAAATAAAACAATTTACCAAGATTAATAGGGGATTAGATTTCGGATACAGTCATGCCAGTTGTTACGCCGAAATGTATTATGATAGCAAACACGAAATACTATATATATTAGACGAAGTTTATTTATATGGTGCTAATAATTTTGTATTAGCCAATAAAATAAAACATAAAGCTGGCAAATTATTTATTATTGGAGATAGTGAAGATCCAAGGACAATAAACGAAATGATTCTTTTAGGTCTTAATGTAGGTAAAGCTAAAAAAGGCAAGGATTCTAAAGCACATGGCATTATGTGGGTAAAAGGTAGAGCAAAAATAGTAATCGATAAAAAAAGAACTCCAAACATAGCTGACGATTTTGAAACTTATGAGTATAAAAAAGATAAAGAAGGTAAAATAATATACGACTTTCCTAATGAACCCGACGGGTCGGCTGCTGTAAGGTATGGATTGGAAAAATATATTTTAGACAGTAAATTAAAATTCGGTGTAAAAAGGTAATGCATTGATTAAATATATAATTTTTTATATAATTATTATAATTATATAGTGTGCAATGATTCCCGACCATTCCAGACTATATAAAAGTCAATAGAAGCTTATAAATTCGAGTCGGGAAATTTGGGTTTATAAGTTTCTTTTCATCTAAAAATATATGAAAGGATGTGATAAAATGTATACATGCAAAAAATGCGGTAAAACTTTTGATTTACCAATAATTAAAGAAGCACCAACAGCATTAAAGAAATCATTAATATTTTTAATCGGTGGCTTCTTTACATGTGGATTATTGTGGCTATTGTCTCCAGTTGCTTTAATTCCACAACCAGATATCAAAAAGTGTCCATATTGTCTGTCTAAAATAACTTAGAAAGGATTAAACGTAGGAAGCTAAGAAGCTAATAATTATTATGAAGAAAGGGAGTGCATTAATGACTGATAATGAAAATATGAATTTTAATAGTTTAGAATTCAGAAAAGAATTAACAGATTTAATTAATAAACATTCAATAGAAAACGATTTAGATATACCCGATTATGCTATTGCGAGTTCAATTATACAAAATATATTAACCTTTAGAATATTATTGCAATCAAAGGAAGTGGATTAATGGATAATATAATTGAAATTATCAATATAGATTTAAGAAAAAAGGCAAGTAAATACATAGCCCGCAATTATTACTATTATAAACCGAAAATAGAACAAAAAGAAGTAAATACATATTCAGGTGGCAAGGTGCATACAATAAAATTAGATACAAATTGTTATTTATACACTAATTATTTTAAGATGTTGGTCAATCAAAAAAGTGATTTTCTTTTAGCCAAGGAACCAGAACTTAAAATTGCTAATAGTGATATAACAGTTGCCACAATTACAGATATGTTGGAAGAAGGATTATTAAATGCTTCTTTAGATACAGTAGCATGGTTGCATTTCTATGTCGAAAATAATAAGTTGGATTGGATATTTGTACATGATTCTGAGATTATACCAATATATGATAAATACAATAAAAATATTATAGAAATTATAAGATATTACAGAATAGATGAAGATAATTACAGAATAGAGACATGGACAACTAAAGGCGTAAAAATTGAAACTATAGATAAAGATAAAATTATAAATAGTAATAATGTTGAGCCATGGACACCTCAAAAAGTAAATTATAAAAATATAGAAAAAGATAAAATTATAATTAATGATATTTTATATCATTACGAAGAAATAACATATTATCAAGGGGAAATTGAAAATATAGAGGGTAAAAACTTGCCATTTATTCCTTTTATACCTTTGTTTAATAATAAGGCTAAAAAATCAGATCTTGACGGCATACAGGATTTACTTGATATGTATAATTCTATTAATAGTGGATTTGTAGACAATATTAATCTATTTCAGGAAGCTATAGTTAAATTAAAGGGTTTTACCGGTGACACTGAAGAATTAGAAATAATCAGAAAGAACATGCAAAAATATAAAATGGTTGGTATTCCACAAGGTGGTGGGGATAATGCCGACATGGAATATATGGGTATAGAAATACCAGTTGAAGCAAGGAAAGTAATTTTAGAAATATTAAAAGAAAATATATTTAAAATTGGGCAAGGGTTAGATCCTGATAGATTAGCTGGAGAATCAAATATTACTAATGTTGTCATAAAATCTCGTTACAGCCAATTAGATATGAAGGCTAATAGAACCCAAAAACAATTAAAGATATTTTATGAAAAATTTGTTGATTGTGTTAATCAATTTAATAATTCTGGATTAGATAAAGAGATAACTTTTAATAGATCCATGATTTTTAACGAATCTGAATCAATAGATAATTGTTTAAAATCTATGAATTTATTAGATCAAGAAACTATACTCGATAACCACCCATGGGTGACTGACTCCAAAAAAGTAATGGAAAAAATAAATAAGGAAAAGGAAGAAAACATAAAAAGACAACAAGAAAATATGCAAACAAATGATTTGCGATAATTTATTATTGCAAAGACGTTTGTAGTACAAACGTGTTTAATGTGTTATAATAAATAATAATATATTTATATAAGTTTATTATTAAGTCAAATAGGAAAGGAAGTGTTTTTTAGTGAGCGAAAAAATAAAAAATAAAATCGGGGAAGAATTATATAATCAAGTTCTTGCCAAAGGTTTAAAGCCGGAAGATTTCGATCTGGTAAATGACGGGTCATGGATATCCAAACCAAAATTTAATGAAGTGAATAACAAGTTAAAAGCAACTGAGGATAAAATTACAACTTATGAAAGTCAAATAAAAGATTATGATAAATTAGTATCCACTAATAAAGAATTAAAAGGTAATTACGATGATTTAAAAGAACAACATACAAATGATTTAGCCGCGAAGGATAAGGAAATTTTGAATGTTTCAAAAAGGTTTATGGTTGAATCAAAATTAAGGGAATCCGGGGCAAAACATACAAGTTTGTTGATGAAGGATATTGATTTAGAGACAATTACAGTTGAAAATGATAATTTGTTAGGTTTTGATTCAGTTATAGAAGGTTTAAAAACTAATTATGGAGATATGTTCGTCACTAAACAAACTACTAATAATACAAGCCAATCAAATAATAATCTGGGTGGCACTGATAATGAAAATTACGATCCTAATAATATTGATTGGGAAGCTAAATTAAAAGATATAAAATAATGAGAGGAAGTGTTTTTAAAAATGGCAAATAGTATGTCATATCCAGTTGTCTATAAAAAGAAAATGGATGAAGTTTTTAAGGCAAGTGCAGTAACTGCTATTTTAGAAGCTAGTCCCGACGCTATAAGTTTTAAAGGGACTGAGGAACAGGAATTTAAAATTCAAAAGTTGGCTTTACAAGGGCTTGGAACTTATTCTAGAGCTAACGGTTACACAGATGGAAGTATTACTGAAACTTGGGAAACTCATACATTCGGGCAAGATAGATCGAGAAAATTTGGACTTGATGCAATGGACGAAATGGAAGCCTTTGTTAAAATTGCGAGGGTCGGGGCACAGTTCACAAGGGAACATGTGGCGCCTGAGATCGATGCTTATAGATTCCATAAGATTTGTTCTTTATGTTCTGTTGATGCAACCGCAGACTTGACAGTTGACGATGTAATCGCCGCAATAGATACAGGTATCCAAACATTAGACGATGCAGAAGTACCACAAGAAAGTCGTGTTATGTTCATTAGTAACGAAGTTTATAGACTTATGAAACAATCCGGTGAATTTTATCAGACCAGGGTAACACATGATAATATGGTTACTAAAATTAATAGAAAAATTTCTATGTTAGATGATATACCAGTAATAAGAGTTCCAAAAGCAAGATTTTATAGTGCATTTACATTCTATGATGGTGTAACTGGTGGACAGGAATCCGGCGGTTTTGTTGTAGCAGGTGGCGCAACACAATTAAACTTTATTATAGCACCTATTAATATACTTCTTGGCATCATAAAATATATTGATCCTAAAATCGTAGACAAAAGATTTAATACTGATGCTGACAAATGGATATATGCATTAAGAGTATATCATGAACTGTTTATACTTGAGAATAAATTATCAGGTGTTTATATTCATAAAAAAGCAAGTTAATAGGGGGTTGGTTTAAATGGATATGCAAAATAGATTAATTGGCTATTATGCCAATGTATCAGACATGGCGATTGTAAACTTAAAACAAGAAAAAAAGTTTCAATTCAGAAAACATTTAACCAACCATTCTTTGTTAAAAGTTGTAGAAAGCAGTTACGAAAAAATAACAAATTCTGAGGAAGCTAAGAAATTAATTAAAGATTATATGTTGTCTATGAATGGTATGTATAAACCAGCAAGGGACGAATATAATAAAACCCTTGCATTAATAAAAGCAACCAAGGACCCAATGTTAAAGCAAAAAATAATTGATGAATATTGCGAACGTGGTATTCATGGTTTTACTGCAAGGAACGGTGCACGCTGGAATATAGAAACCTATAGTAATATGTGTACCACTCATTTTAATAATGAATTAGTTAGACTATCTGTTTTAGAAACTAGAAAAGAAGGGGATAAGTTCGAAGTGTCAAGTCATGCGAAGGCTTGTCCTCTATGCGTTCCATTTGAGGGTAAAATTTTAACATATGAAGAATTACAAGAAGCCAAGGCAGCTGGATTATTTCATGTTCGCTGCAAACACTTGGTAACTAAAGTATAGAAAGGATTATATTATGAAAAATTATATAGGCAGTAAAATTATAAAAGCTGAATTATCAAATTTAAAGCAGTACAAATTTAAAAAATATGGTGAAAATGCGAAAATTGAAGGAGGAGACGAAAATATAAAGTGTTATATAGTTGTTTATCCACCAATAGGCAAAGATGAAAAGCCTTATATTAGCATGTCACCAGTGGAAGTATTTGAAAAAGCATATAGGCAAATAGAAGACTGTGAAATAAGTTTAATTATGAGTGAATGATTATGAGAACTAAAAAAGAATTAGAAAAATTAATGCTACCTAATATCGCAACGGAAACACCATTAAGAAAATGGGTCCGAAGGTATAAAGGTGCATTGACAGAAGAACACCGTCAAAAATGTTTGTATTTTATAAAATTATACGGTGGTTCTATAGACAGCATAAGGGTATAGACGAAAATAATTATAAAATAATTAAAAGGAAGTGTTTTAATATGGCTCATACTTTAAAAGGTAAGTTAGATTCAATCGCGGCGGGTTTATCTGGTATTGACAGTGTTGCTTCTGATATATCAACAGCGACTAGTAATATGACAGCTTCTAATAGTACATTAGCATCATTAGTAGCGGCACAGAGTACAAATGCATCAATTATTGCTTCTGCAGCATCAGTAATAGATAGTGTTAATACACTTGTAGATAGTGTAGGTACTGAGATTGATGCACTCTCTACAGCAGTTTCAACAGCAGATTCAAAAGTAGTAAATAATTCAACAGCTATTAGTACAACTGATAGTAAGTTAGTAAGTGCAAATATTGCTTTATCTACTAGTATCAGCACAGCAGATAGTAAAGTAGTAGATAATAGCACAGCTATTTCTACAGCAGACAGTAAAATAGTATCGACTGCCGGTAAAGTTGATTCTATCGCTGTTCTCATATCTACAGCAGATAGTAAAATAGTATCTGTTAATACTGCATTATCTACAGCGATTAGCACAGCAGATAGTAAAATAGTAGATAATTCTACAGCGATTAGCACAGCAGATAGTAAGTTAGTAAGTGCAAATACTGCTTTATCTACTTCTATTAGTACAGCAGATTCAAAAGTAGTAGTTAATTCTACAGCTATCAGTACAGCTGACAGTAAAATAGTATCTGTTAATACTGCATTATCTACTAGTATTTCAACAGCAGATAGTAAAATTGTAGAAAATAGTACAGCAGTTAGTACAGTAGATAGTAAGATTGAGAGTGTTAGTACGGAAGTTGGTACAGTAGATAGTAAGATTGAGAGTGTATTTACATCATTATCAACAATATTATCAACTATTGAATCAAAAATTGATGCAGCATAATTAATTTTTTAAAAGGGAGTTGTTGAGTGTGAAAATAGGACATGTAAGTTACTTTGGGGTTAATCGGTCGGGATTATATGAAGCAAGTAGAGACATGGCAAAATCTGATATTATTGCAGGGAATCAAGTGTTTTTCTTTGATGCGGGAGTACCAGAAAAGGATGGTCGTAAAACTATACAAGTAGGAGCTGTAGATAATAGATCGGGATTTAAGTTAGAGACAGCCAATCCAGATTTATTAAATGAAATGGATCTAATATTTATGCATACAGGAATAGATGATAAATATTTGGTAAAAACTAATGCACCTATAATATGGGTTGTCCATGGTAAACCTTTAGATTGTTTTAGACCGGAACAAGATGGCATTAGAGATTCATATACCTTATATAATAACCTGGCAAAATGGAAAAGATCTATATATATGCTTTATTTTTGGAAAGAATATATACCATTTTGGTGTAACTTTCCTAAAGAAAAAAATTTAATTTTAGATTATCCGGTTATAGACCAATATAGATTTAATGATTCAGATGATATGTATCAAATTGAAGATAAAGGCAAATATAATGTATTAATTTGTGACAGTGACAGAGCCGATATAGATAAATTTGAAATGATAATTGGAGCAATCGAAACAGCTAAAAAAATAAAAGGAATAAAATTTCATTTTATAGGCCTAGAATTTCCATTGAAAGAATGTTTTAAAACATTATTAGATGAATTAGACAAAGTTGGAGGGCTTGGGGACCTTAAACCAAGAATGGGAGACATGCAAAAATTTTATAGAGCCATGGATATTACATTTTCGCCTAATAGAATTATTAATAGAGTTGTCGCTGAATCACTTTGTTGTGGGACACCTGTAATCCAAGAATTAAATATACATAATATGAGTGATTATAGTTGCTATATTCCAAATCCTCAAAGCGTTGTTGATAGTTTCATTAAATTTGTAAATGATTTTGATAATAAAAAAATTAAAAAAGATTCTATAATTGAAATGTCTAAAGTTTTTAATATTGAAAATTATATAAAAACTATGGATCCAATTTATAAAAAAATAATAAATGGGTGATTAAATGATTAAATTAGTTAATAGATCTGGAAAATTTATGAGGCAATTAAAATCTAATGAATTATCAATGTTAAATCAAATGGGCTATTTTCTAATGTCTAAAATGGATTATCATGTAGCGGTTGATACAGGGTACTTATTGTCAAGAAATACATATGTAATTAACCGAAATGAATTATTTTTAATGAATGATTGCGAGTATGCCATACATCAAGAATATGGTACCTATAAAATGAAAGCTCATCCATTTATGAGACCGGCAGCTTTAAATTATACAAATGAGTTAAAAAGAATTGCCGCTAATTACCTTGGAAAAGGAATGTAAAATATGGAAATTGATAAATTAGAATATTATGTCGGGGAACGATTAAAAACTTTAACCGATATACAAGTTTATAATAAAAAAGTACCAGATAATAAAATATTCCCTTATTTAGTATATAAATTCTATACTTGTAATTATGCAGTTAGGCATAGAAAGGATTGGATTTTAGAAATTGATTACTGGCAAGATTCAAATGATGATACTGATATATTGGAAGCCGCAATTACAGTAAAAAATGGTAGAACAGTTGCCGAAGTTGATTACGTGGGGCTAAATAATAGCACACAAAATGAAACAGAAGGATTTTATCAATGTACCGCTGAATTTGAAGGAAGTATTCCGGATACAGAACCAAATATATCAAGGTATAACCAAAGATTTATATTAAAAGTAGATTAAAATATTAAGAAAGGAAGTGATTCTTTATGCCAATAAATGCAGTAGACCCAATAATTCCAGTTGCTAATGATGTTATAATGGGTGAATTTAAAGCATATGCAAATTACGGATTACCTACACAGACTTTACTAGGAGCAACAAGAGACGGTTGTAAAGTTGACATTGAAAGAACTATAAAAGAATTAGCATTTGACGGTGCTTACGGTCCTACTTTAGATTCTGACGGTGTACCTTTAGTAAGATATGAAAAGTTAATTGGCCGTATAACTTTAAATAATTTATATCTAAAATACTTTAATAAAAAAGTTATTTCAGATTGTGAGAGTACTGGTACATGGGCATCTAACAACTGGGGGCTTGATGGTGGTACGTATGCGGCGGAAACAACAATTGTAAATAGTGGTAGTCAGTCCGCTAAATGTTCAATAGCCACAACGCAAACTGGACATGGTATACATGAAGTTTTTTCAGCGGTTAAAGACCTTACGGAATTTGATAATGGCGAAACATCAGATAATTCAGATTATATCGGCGTAGCTGTATATATTACAACTGCAATGTTAGCAATTTTGGGAACTGATAGTATACAATTAAGATTACATTATGATGCTGAAGATACAGAAACTAATTATCATTGGTATGATATAGAAGCAAGTGCATTAACAGCTGATCAATGGACTAACTTAAAAATATTAAAAAGTGCATTTACATTAGAAGGGTCTGGAGATTGGGATGATATTTATGGTATATCTTTTGAAGTGCCAGATGAAACTGACGGCGCTTTAGAATTTTACGTAGATAGTATTGATCTTATACAAGATCAATCGGATTCTGCGATTGTACCTGTAAATGGTTCCGGTTTTGGCTATACAGACGAAACCGATTACAAGGAATATACCCCAGACCTTGAAATTTCCGATACTGATTATTTAGAAAATGTTACTTTAGTCGGTCAAAGATTAGACGGTAACAAGGTTAAAATAGTTGCTAAGAATGTACTAAATGACGGTAATATTAGTTTAGCACTTGAAAGTAAGGACGAAGCGGTGCACGAAACACAGTTTACAGGTCATTATAAATATGGTGCGGGTCTTACTTGTCCAATAGAATTATATGAATATGTAGCATAAGGAAGGAGTGGTATAAATGCCTACAAATACATTTAGTCCTGCTGTAATACACAAAGCAAAAGATTTATTTTTAGGAGAAGGAGCACTTTATAAAGACTATGTTAGTGAAGCAGACAAAGGAACTTTAATCGGGGCAACAAGGGGCGGTACTAAATTAGAAATAGATTGGTCTAAAAAAGAAGTTGATTATGACGGTTCCATGGGGCCTACTAAAGGAATGCGAAGAACCGAACGCTTTGTTGCTAAACTAGTCGTAAATTTTCTAAAATTAACTTATACTAACCTTGCTTATGGTTTAAATGTGACAGTTTCCGATGGTTCCGATGCCGACGGTACTTATAAAAAGATTGCATTTAATACAAGCTTTGCAAGCACGGATCCTATGACTAATATTTCTTTTAGAGGGTTCAAAGCTAACGGGGAATTTTGTGTAATAATTTTAGAAAATGCTTTGAATATAGATAACATAAGTTTAGAATTCAAAGAAAAAGATGAGGTAATATCAGAAATGACTTATACCGGGTTTTATACTTATGCGGCACCAACGACGCCGCCTTTAGCAATAAGGGAAGAAATACCGGCATAAAATTATATGGGTGTATTTGATACACTAGAATCAAATTTAAGACATGTTGTGTTGAAGGGGTAATAAATTACTCAATGAGAATAAATGTGAGAAAAATTAAACGTGAGAGGTGTGTTTAGATGAAAGAAAGAAAATTAAAGAAAAAAGAGGCAATGATTGTTTCTAGAATTTTGGAAGACGTAAATTTTAAATATTATGTTGAATATTTATTGTCCAACAAGATTGATAAAATATTGAGAACAGGTGAAAATAAACAAGAGAAGATACTCATGATTATGGGTGATGTCATGGCGTTTATTCTTCAAAATATGAATAAAGCCGAAGAAAATATTGACGAATTAATAATGTCTTATAGAAATATTAATCAAGCCCAGGTTGACGACATGGATATTGACGAATTTACAAGTACTTTAAAAACTATATTTATGGCGGGAATTCCTAATATATTAGCTGATTATGTAGACTTAACCGAGGTTAAAAAAAAGTTAAAAGAGCTAAAAAAGAATATGGTGAAAGAGAACTATTAATCGGATACGCAAAACAATATGAATTTATTATGAATTTTTTTACTGATGAAAACATAGTAGAACCCTTGATTAGATATTATAAAGACTTTAATTATGTAAAATATATTATGGACCTGTCATTTAGAGACGGGTTCAAATTATATCTAAAATGTATAGACCTTATGAAAGAAGACCAAGAAAACGAAGTTAAGAATCATATTCGTCAAGTATGGTTAATCGAAATCCAACACGGATACAAAGGGGATTTTGAAAGTTATTATAAATCTAAAGTCAAAGTATCAGAAAACAGAACATTAGGCAAACAATTCAGGGATTCAGAAGAAGAAAGAATTATTAATGAAATTGAAAACAAGAAAAACATTAAATTAAAAGAAAGGGTGTATAAAATATGATCATAACACGAAGTGAAGTAAAGTCATTATTAAAAATAACCAATACAGACCAGGATTCTTTTATAGATTTGAATTTACCTACAATAGAACAGGTTATCTGTGATTATTGCAATACAGACTTTATCAATAAACAGTTTGATTATTTTTCTTCAGGTTCAATTAGTTTTTTATCTTCAGACAATAGTATTAATATGACTGGAATAGAAAATAAAAAACTAATTGCGAATGATTCTATAAGAGTTTATAAAAGTTTGAGAAATAATCAAACCTTTACAATTGATTCCGTTAGCACTGGCAAAATAATAGTTAATGATATAGACACTATTATAGACGAAGACGAAAACAAAGGAGTATATATCACACAATTAGCATATCCTAAACCATTAAAATTAACGGCTGCTAAAATGATGAAATTTTTAATAGCTGATTTAGATGAAGATAAAACACCAGGGGCAAAAAGCGAAAAGATAGATGATTATAGTATTACTTATGAAGACGATTTCCAAGGTTTTCCGTTATCAATAATGAAAGCCTTAAATACATATAGACAACTATACAAAATTGATTTATTTAATTGTTCACGTAGGGAGGTTTATGATCCATGGGTATGAAAAAATTTTATATTACATGTTATAAACTGCACCCTACAGAAACATTAAATGATAGAAACATACCAATCAAGACATATACAGAAACCGAAATTAAGGGATATATGGGAAGTGGATCCGATACAATAATAAAAGTAGCAGATAAGGAAACAATAGAAACAAGATTTAAATTTTATTGTAATGACTTTGATTTAGCTTTAGGTGACCTTATTAAGTATGAAGGTGAAACCTATGAAGTTGTAGGACAACCAAGAAATACAGCCCATAGAAACCACCATATAAAGACATTATTAAGAAAGGTTGATAATGTAAAACAAAATAAAGAGGGGGTGTAAAACATGCAAATAGCAGATTTATTTTACAGTGTCAGAGGTGAAGGGTTTGACCAACTAGAAAAGAAAATAAATAAAAATATTAAGAAATTAGCCGGCTTTGGTGCCGCATTTTCGGCTGGCATAACAACTCCAATATTAGCAATGGGTACCGGGATTGTTGATACAACTATGACTTTCGATAAAGAAATGTCAAAAGTTAAGGCTATGACGCGTGAAACTGGCGAAGGGTTTGATACCTTACGAAACCTTGCTATAGAAATGGGGTCAAATACTTCAAAAAGTGCAACAGAAGCGGCGGAAGCTATTAGTTACATGGGATTAGCAGGCTGGGATTTGACACAGATACAAGAAGGTTTGGAACCGATTTTACGTGCTAGTGAAGCTGGTATGATGGACCTCGGAACAACTTCCGACTTGGTGACTGATAGTATGGCGGCCTTAGGTTTGGGTACCAAAGACCTTGAGCGATATTTAGATATTGCGGCTGTATCTCAAAGCAATTCAAACCAAAGTATGGAACAATATTTAAATGCGATGTTAAAAGGTGGCGGCGTATTAAAAGCTTTCAATATACCGCTAGAAGAGGGCTCAGCTATATTTGGTAAATGGGCTGACCAAGGAATTAAAGGTTCGGAAGCCGGAAATGCGTTAATTTCCATAATGGCTAATCTTACTAGTGGCACAGGGCAAGCCGGCAAAGCAATGAAAGGATTAGGCGTCGAAGTCTACGACGACCGAGGTAAATTTAGGGGATTAACTACTATTATTAAAGATTTAAACAAAAAGTTCTCTGGGATGACACAAGAGCAAAAAAACACTTTTAAACAAATGATAGGTGGAAAAACTCGTTTTGAAGAATTCGTAAAATTATTGGATACAACCGACTTAGGTGTTGAAGATTTGACAAAAACATTGTATGATTCTAACGGCGCCCTATCTGAAATGGCTAAAACTATGCAAGACAATTTTGCTGGACAAGTTACAAATATCAAAAGTAAATTAGAAGGAATAGCAATTTCAATCGGAGATAGATTAACTCCTTATTTAAAAATTGCGGCCGAATGGGTTCAAAAATTAGCAGATTGGTTTTATCAGTTGTCAAATCCAATCAAAGATGCAATTATAGTTATTGGATTAATTGCGGCGGGTATAGGCCCGTTACTATTAGCTTTTGCCGCTGTATCTACCGTAATTATTGGATTCGTGACAGCAATTGGCACGATTAGTGTACCTGTAATTAGCATTATAGCACTTATTGGATTAGCGGTTACGGCTTTTACTATTTTTACAGGGGGTATAATAGCCGCATATGCTAAGATGGGAATATTGCAATGGGCATTTGAAAATATAAAAGCCATAGTTATGGCAATTGTATCTATATTCCAAGGCGATTTAAATCAAGCATTTAATTTATTAACTGAAAAGTTTGGAATGAATAGAGAACAGGCTAATTTATTTATTGAAAGAATAATAGGTGCAAGAGATGCAATATTAAGAATTATTGAGGTTATAAAAAATGTAACTAAATTATTAGGGGCAATATTTACAGCAGATAGACAAGAAATGATAGACCTTTTAAGAAAGAAATTTGGATTTACAAAAGACGAAGCTAAGAAATTTGCCGATAAAGTCGAAGAATTAAGAGATAAAATTATAAGAGTCGGAGAGAAAATGAAAGAAATTGCGACCAAGGCTATTGCTAAATTTGCAGATATGATAAAAAAAGCCGCACAATTTGTAGTTGATCATAAAAAAGAAATTGCCCTATTTATTGAAAAAATAATCGAAATGGCTTTGTTTGTTGGGAAACTTGCTAAAACTGTATATGATAAATTTCAAGACATTAAAAATAATATTAAAACCGCTATGGAAATAGGAAAAACAGCTATTGATAAAGTGGCAGATGCTTTTGATTCTGTGAAGGGTGCAATTGGAAAAGTTCTTGATATATTAGCAAAACTAAAATTCCCAAGTCCACCAAAATGGCTAACTGATAAAATCCCGGGATTTGCTGATGGTGTTCGTAATTTTGCTGGTGGTTGGGCAATGGTAGGTGAACAAGGGCCTGAATTAATGCATGTGCCTAAAGGAAGCGATATTTATAGTGCTCCACGAACTAGAAGTATATTAAATAATATGACACCAAACAAAATGATAACAAGTAATAACAGACAGGAAAATGTTAATTTATATGGTGATATAGTAATTGATGCAAAATCCGTCGAAGAATTTAATGACATAATTTCTGTATTAAAAAATGTAAAGCATTATAAAAATATGCAATAAGGAAAGGAAGTGATTTAATGGGTTGGCATTATAGTAATGGTGGTGGTGCCGGCTACGCATGGTCGGGAAATAATACTTATAACCAACATTGTGCTTTGATTTCAGGATTAAGCGCAGATACAGCCATAATTAAAATATACGTAAAGGCCGCTGGATATAATACCGGCACAGTATCCACAAGGCTAGCATGTTGGAATGTTGGGGGAAGTGCCATAGCTCAGTCAAGCACTTTCAGCATGGCTGACGGCAATGAGTCTACGCAATTTAACTATGAAAAATCGGTTAGTACTCCTTATATAATAAGCGGTACTAGTATTTGGGTTGGACTATATCGTAGTCCGTCTGAATCTCATATTATGGAAACTGATAGCGGAAGCGGAAACGGATATAGAAAAACTAATACAGCATCATTCCCTAGTATTGCATCAATGTCTGGATACAACACAGATACAAATGACGAACCATATGTTGGCGTTTTTATGATTGAGGCACCATCTGCGCCTAACAGCTTACAAGTATCAAGGAATTCCGATACAAGCCAAACGCTTCAATGGAACCGTACGGCTTCTGACGATGACCCATATTATAATCAATATCTGGAACGTTGGGACACTAATTCACAATCATGGTCCGTAATTCATACAATAACTACAGATTACACAACAACAGGAACTAATAGTTATACAGATACTACAACCGTAGCAAATAGACAATATCGTTATCGTGTTCGTGCCTGGAATAATGCAGGATATAGTAGTTATTCAAGCACAGTTTATATCCACACAACTCCGGCAAAGCCTACAAATGTAGTAGCTACAAGAGTAGGGGATAATGTAGAAATTACATGGGAAGATAATTCATATTATGAAGATATATTTAGAATACAACGAAACTATAGTTTAGATGAAGGCGAAACATGGGAAGGTTGGGCAAATCTAGATACTGTAATCGGTGGTAATGAAGAATACACAGATACAGATCCATACACATATTCTAAATATCGAGTACAAGCTGAAGAAGGGACATATCAAAGTCCGACATTAGAATCGGGCTATACGGAATCTAACGAAGTTGTAACTTTATCAACACCAGACGCACCGACTGGTTTAAGCCCTAATGGTGGGGCAGTATTTGATGCAGATGAAGCAAAAACTTTTACATGGAATCATAATCCAACAGACCAAACGGACCAAACAAAATTTTCCTTGACTTACAAATTATCAGGTGGAAGTTATCCAGGGACGGATCCTTACGATGAAGAAGTAAGTACTAATGAATATATAGAAATAGCAGCAGAAACATTTACAAATGGTAATGATTATCTATGGAAATGTAAAACTTGGGGAGAATATGCGACGGGATCGGCTTATTCAGATGAAGCAACATTTAAATGTGTAAGTCGTCCTGTTGGTACAATTTTCGACCCTTCGGTCAGTGATTACGTCTATAGTGAATTGACAGTTCAATGGACATATACGCAGGCAGAAGCCGAAGATCAAAAAACTTATCTGTGTAAATTATATGACAGTGAAGATGCATTACTAGAAAGTGTACAAGCCAGTCAAGTAGTAACTAATGGTAATACGGGAAGTTGTACTTTTGGTACTGCTTTGGAAAATGAAACAACTTATACAGTCACTTTACAAGTGCAAGAAGATAATGGTTTATGGAGTGCTGAAACTGAACAAGAATTCACAACGGAATTTTTAGAACCTATGCAACCAAGTATAAGCTTAAATTTAAATGAAGAATCCGGAAGTATAGACGTGGCAATTACTAACCCGGAAGTTGTAACAGAATATGCCGAAGAATCAACGCAAGATACCTATATAGATAGCGATAATTCAGGAACCAATTATAATGACAATGGGCAATTACAACTTGAAGATGATACAGCTGGAGGGACCACATTAAAAAGAATACTTTTAGATTTTGATTTAAGTTTCTTTGTTGGTAAGACTATTGTAAGCGCTCAATTGAATTTGTATAGAAAAACGGCTTTAGTTGCTGGTATTGATTCAGCGGTTAATTATATAAAAAGTAGTTGGGACGAAGCCAACGTTACACATGGAACCGTGCCAACAATTGATACAACAGATTATGACGATCATACACACAGTGCTGGGGATACTGAGTCATGGGATTTAACAACATTACTTGAAGATATAGCAGATGAAACAATTACAGATTATGAAGGCATGGCAATAGTTGCTACCACAACAGACGGAAGTGTTGACGAATTTTACGATAGTACTATTACAGATAGTGAACCTGAATTGTTAGTTGAAATTTCGCCATTAAATGCAGAAACCGACCACAATGTATTATATAGAAGCGTAAACGGCGGGGATTGGGAAGTTGTCGAAACTGATATACCAGAAAATACTACAGTTACAGACTATATACCAAATATCGGTGGTAATAATAATTATTATGTACAGGCTGTAAGTGATACTCCAAGCACAAATAACAGTGTTGAAGTAGATATTGATGTGTTAATGACTGGAATGTTTTTCATTAATGGTGGCAATGGATTTGAAAATTATGTTAGGTTGGTTGGGGATATCTCCATTAGTGAATCAATTAACAGAAACGAAAAAATAAAACAATTTGCTGGTCGTACTTATCCAGTAAAATACCAAGGTAATAGTAAAATACAACAATTGGCATTTTCCGCGGATTGTCCTGTCACTAAATATGATGATTTAGTAGAAATATTAGAAAGTATAGGAGATGTATTTTACAGAGATTGGCGTGGTCGTTGGTTTTATGCTTTATTATACGGGTCAAAATTTGATAAAAAAGATAATTTAGCGTATCAATTTAGTACCAATATTAATAGGTTAAATGGTGGTGTTGAATAATGAGCACAATATTTGATAATGGTGGACAAGAATATTTTACATATGAACTACTAACTTTATCAGGTGGTATATATAAACATAGCCAATGGATAAGTAATTATATTGAAAGTGCTAATATTGATATAGATTTTGATAGGTCTATTATTTCAAGTGCTAAATTTCAATTAAAAGATATATCAGATATTAATTATCTATCAGACTTAATAAAGCCATGGTATAATTTCGTGGCTAATGGAACAACTTATCCAATTCCTTTAGGGCATTATATGCTATTATCTCCACAAAAACAAAGTGACGGTAATTTAGTATCAAGAAATATAGACGGATATGATCTATTAAAAGCATTAGATCAAGATAAAACAATTGTAAGCAAAAGTTTTGCCAGTGGTGTAAATGTAGTCGAAACAATTGAAGGGTTACTTGATGATGTTGGTACTTGGGTAAATTATAACATAGAACCAAGTGACGAAACATTAAGTGAAGACGTAAGTTATGAACTCGGTAAAAGTACCTTATTTATAATTAATTCTTTGTTGAATATGATAAATTATTATCCTTTATGGGTAAACGGGAACGGTGTATATAAGGGGGTGCCTTGGACTGCTACTCCTAATATTGCACATGAATTTATCGATAATAATTTATCGCTATATGAGGAAGATGTAAATCTAGATGTTGATTATAGCGAAATATATAATAGAGTCGTAATAATTAATAATCAATTAGAAGAGAATACAGAACCATTATATAAAGTTTGGACCATGGAAAACGAAGGTTTAGCCGATCATCCATTTAGTTATACTAATATAAATCGATACGTAACTAAAATATTCCAATCAGAAGCAACAAGCCAAAGTTATGTTGATTTACGGGCACGTAGGGAGCTAAGAAAAATGCTAGAAATAGAAGAATCCGTTAATTACAAACATGCGTTTGTTACCTCTAGATTAGACGATGGTATACCTTGGCAAGGCGATGCATATAAATTTAAAAATGAATTATTAGGACTTGACTATACATATAAAATAACAAAACAATCTTATAATTTAGAACCTGGTGTAACTGTAAAATCTGATATAAAGAGGGTGAAATTGACATGATGAAAGATTTATTATCAAATATTGTAAATAAAAAAGAAGACAAAGATCAATTATATACCGGTATAGTATCAAGCGTTAATCCCTTAGAAGTAAAATTTTATCCTGGTGATGATGCTATCAGTGTAATAGCTACAAATGGATTACCGGGCTTAATTGTTGGTTCCAATGTATTAATGGTGAAGTATTTAAACAAATTTATTATTACGAATGTAATTGGAAATGACTCATTACACAAATGTATCCTTGAAAATACATCAACACAATCAATTCCAACAGCGACTGAAACGTCCATTGAATTTGGATCTGGAACTGAAGAATACGATCCATTAAATATGCATGATGCAATCACAAACAATGATAGGATTACAATTCAAAAAGATGGAATATATAGTTGTACGGCAGGATGTGCATTTGCAGCAAACTCAACAGGAATAAGAATTACATACATAAAAGTAAACGATCCAGATAATACACAAGCCTGTGCTAGATACCCGGTTGATTCTGTCGGGCATTGGCGTGGTACGATATCAAGAACATTAGTTCTATCAAAAGATGATTATGTAATGTTTAGAGTATATCAAAGTTCTGGTGGCAATTTAAATATTGGTGGAACTAATGTATATAAAAGTTTTTTTAGTGTCGTAAAAATTTAATATATTTATCAAAAAAAAATGAACCATTTGCTAGGTTCATTTTCTTGCTAGGTTCATTTTCTTGCTAGGTTCATTTTCTTGCTAGGTTCATTTTCTTGCTAGGTTTAATTTTCTGCTAGGTTTAATTTTCTGCTAGGTTTAATTTCTTGCTAGGTTTAATTTCTTTGCTAGATTTAATTTCTTTGCTAGGTGCAATAAATTGCATCTAGCAAGGATTTTATATTTGCTAAATCTAGCAAATGAACCTAGCAAAAAATTATCTAATCTGATAAAATTCTTCGCCATTTTGATATAAAAGTCCATTTATATCACATAAACGTTGGATAGGCCTTAAACTTAAATATGGCACTAAGTCCTTAGTTTTATATGTCTCGAAAATATTTTCTCCTGTTTTGATATATTCCTCAATCACGGCATATCCAAAATCATAATTTCTTTCTATAATTACATATTTATGTTTTTTTAGGCATTCGAATTCACTTTCTAAGGATTCAATATCAGATTCAGCAATTAATAATTCTGGATTTTGTTTGTAGGAATCACTTAATGATTCCCTATAACTAACATGCCAGTAAATTTTCTCCCTCAACATTTTACAGCCTCCTTAAATTCAGTCTTTTTAATTATAATTTCGTCTTCAGACTCAATAATAGTCAGATAATCACCGCGTTTAATTCCTTTGTTTTTTGCAAAAGTAATCGGTATGTTGAAAATTAAACTATTACTGCCTTTTTTAGAATATACTTTTCTTAAAATCCCTTTCATTAAATGTCACCTCCTGCATAAATTATACATTAATTAATACATGTAGTCAAGGAACATAAGTCAAGCGCCTGTTCAATATTATAAACTATACCTGCATTAAAACCATTTTTTTTCATTTGTTCGATGAAATTTTTTTGCGCTTTTGATGGTTTACCACCTGGCTTTTTTACTTCAATAAAGACGGTTTTCCCGTCTTTAAGTGCCATCAAATCAGAAAAACCAGGAGGTAAACCGGTATCAAAAAAACGTCCATCGGTAAGTTTTACCTTACCGACATTTGTCCTAAATGTTATCCAACCAATTTTGGTTAGTTCTAATCTAATTTGATTTTGTAAATCATGTTCAGTCAATTAAAATCACCTTCCAATTCTTTCAATTCTCTAATTGCATATTCGCGATTGATTAGATTATTTTTATATGCTTCCATTGCACCGAATCTTGTTTGATCTCCATACAAATTCTGGCATCGAGATAGCATATAATCAAATAATATAATCATATTTTTTAGCCTTATTTTTTCTTTTAATATCCATATCTTTCTTATATTTGACATTTAATTCACCTCTTCTTATCTTAATTTTAAATTGTCATGACAAGGCAAATCCGAAATATGTTCATTCCAATTTGCCTCAAAACATATACTCTCTTTTTTACATAAAATAATATATGTTTGTGTGCCGCCTGATCCTGATCCTTTTGATATATCTTTTTGATATTTACAATCCCAGCATTTTAGTAATTTAGCATTTTCAGATTTATATTCTTTATTATTCATTAGCTTATGGTGATTTTTATTCAACCACTCTGCATAATCTAAAATTTCATTTTTTGTACAATCTTCTGAAGATTGTATGTTAACTATTTGTCTTTTGTTGTTTATTTTACACCATTCAATATATTCTAATATTTCCATTTAATTTCCCTCGCTTTTGACTTTATTGATTTTCGTGTAATAAGATTTACACAGCCTTATTACTTTTTCTGTAGTTTCTTTATCAAAATACCCTATATGAGTATCATTGATATTAATTTTTAGTTGTTCGCTCAACCATTTATAGGCCATAGTTCGCGAATTACTAAACCCTTGTTTTTCCCTATGTTTCCATAGGGTGTCAAAATACAGGTGAGCTGTGATTTTTAGTTTTCTTAATTCTTCATTTGCTAGTCTTCCAAGTGGTTTTAATGTTTTCTTATGTGTCCCCACATAAGAATTACAATTTGGATAATTTTCACAGACATATACATATCCGTAATCATCACGGTAAATTTCAAGTGATGATCTAAGAAGAGCCTTACCACCACAATATGGACATTTTAACATTTATATCATCAACTCCATTTCTTCGTAATCATTACAAAATATATAATAATTGTTTTTACTTTTAATAATATAATGATTATATTTTCCTACCAAATAAATTTCACCGATTAATTCATCTTTCCAACAAGTATTAAAGCCGATAAAGGCAATACCAAAATATATTTTTATAGCTTCTTCTGTCATATGATTATGTATTCCGCCAATAAAGAATAAATCTTCATCACATTTTTTAATTTTTACTTTGTCACCAACTTCAAACTTCTTTTTTAACTCATTTAACATTTATATTACCTCGCTTTCATTAATTAAGTGTTTTTTGTGTTTCCACCAACCAGGCTTATAGCCTGCGATTGATTGCCATCTTTTTAAATCTGTTTCTTTAATGATTATTTCGTTTCCTCTTTCCTGGACTTCATGAAATATTATGCCAGGCTTATATTTTTTAATTTGCACAAAATCTAAAATTTCTGATAATGTAGAAATTTTTTTAATATATCTAAACGGTTTTCTTGCTAAAATATCTTTTCTTTTTATTTCTTCAAGTTCTACATCTTCTACAGTTTTTTCTTGCCTTATCAACATTTTTGGGAATTCAAGGCCACAGTAAGGACAAACTTTTGTCCCTGGTTGTATGACCGCAAAGCAACGAGGACAAACCTTGATTTTGGTTTCTTTTTCCTTTTGTTGTTTGCCTTTAAGTGTCCAAGCTCTTTCGTCATCAGGTAAGCCATGCTCAAAACAATTGCCTACATGATCAATTATTATAGCTAATTTATTTTCTTTATACCGCATTGAACGCATGCTTTGTTGGATGTATAAGCTTAATGATTTCGTAGGCCTTAAAAGTATTACACATTCGCAGTCGGGCACATCAAACATTATTTATATTGGTTTCTTCCTTTAGATGGTTTAGTATTTACTATTTTTTCTAAATTCCATCCTAATTTAAGCCTTGTTGTTAATGTAGTTCTTGAAATTTTTATAAAATCTGCAAATTCTTGTATTGTATAAGTTTTATTTTTATATAAAATATGATTGTTTTTTCTAGTATTGTTAGTATTTTCTTTATTGCTTATCCATCTACAATTTGAAGGTTCATAATTTCCATTATTATTTATTCTATCAATGTATAATCCTTCTTTATATCCATTATTTAAAGCCCAATTATGAAACTTAGTATAATCTTTTAACCATTCTTCAAATATTTTTATTCCTCTATTGCCATAACTAAAGTAATCTTTACAATTTTTGTTATAACATCTTTGTTTCATAGCTTTAAATACTACATATAGTTTTGTATTAGATAATCCATGTTTTATACTATTTGGTTTATTTTTTCTAATACATCCACATGATTTTGTTCTGCCATTTTTTACATCATGCTTTCTTACTTCTTTAATATTTCCACAATCACATTTTACTTTTATAAAACTTCCTTTTCTAATTTCAAGTACTGTTAACTTTCCATATTTATCATTAATATTCATGGTATACACTCCTTTTTTTATTATTAGTATACCATACAAGACTTAATTTGTAAACCAATATAATGTATTCAATAAAGGTCGTTAATCTTTATCCGTTCGCTTATGAACTGCTTATAGTTTCCTATAAGATTAGACTATATCTTCACCTTTTAAGGTGTCCCCCGCTTCCAATCACTTGATTGTACTTCCTTTCGGAATAGTCGTTGAGCTTTCCCATTATGGGCTTAGTTGCTGATTGCCTATTATTTAGTACTTAGGATTTAACCATATACCATCTAATTAATTGTTTCTACTTTCGTAACCATTTAGGTTTAATTAGCTTTAAGGTGTCCCAGCAATTCAAGGGATAATCGGTGTATTACTACACTACACAGCTTTTACTATGCAAGGGCTTTGATGTCCACCCTCACCAAACAAATCTACATTACATAAAACTTTTATTTCTCCGTCCCTAAATTTTTGGATAGCATTTTTACGCTCTAATTTGGGCGTATTTCCGTCTAAATGTTTGGCGGGTATATTATTGCTATTAAATTCATTTGCTGTCTCTATTGAAGCCTCAACACTGCTGCAATAAACAATTGTTTTTTTACCATTCGCAAGCTTAATATAATTTTTAATAGTCTCACCATATATTGTATTATTTTCCATTAATGTATTTGTTTCTTTTTTATTAAATTCACCGGCTTTTATATGTAAATTACTTGTATCTGCTAATTTTACGGAAAATAATTTATATGGTGATAAATAATTATTTTCTATTAGCCATTTTATTTCTGGTCCTTTTATCATATAATTATATATATTCCCTAAGCCTTCATTGTTTAGTCTGATGGGGGTGGCCGTGAACCCAAGTAAAAAAGCTGTATTAAAATGCTCATATATTTTAGTATAGCTTTTCGCTAGACAGTGGTGGTTTTCATCAGTAATAATAATACTAGGTTTTTGTATTTTTTTTAGTCTTCTGCAAGCTGTTTGAACCATCATTAAATCAATTAATTTAAAATCACCTTGGAATATTTTTAAAGTGTTATATATTTGTTCGATTAATTCCTTACGATGAACAAGAAATAATACACGATTTCCTTTATCTGTAGTATCTTTTATAATTTTTGCCAATATTACAGATTTTCCAGAACCACATGGTGCTTGTATACATATTTTTTTATGTTGTAGTAAGTTTTTTCGTATTTCCATAATAATATTTTTTTGGTATTCTCTTAATTCCATTGTTTAATATTCCTTTCGAAAATTTTTCTTGACTATATATACATTGTAATATATAATGTATCTACAGTCAACAAAAATATTAAAGGAGAATAAAAAAAAATGTTAACTAAAAGAATAGAAAAAAAAGGCAATTCAAATTATATATTAATACCGAAAACATTTTTACAACTTTTAAACTTAAAAGAAAAAGATGAAATTTCAATATCTTTTGAAAATGATAAAATAATTATTAGTCCAATTAAAAAAGAAAAGGAAGTGTAAAATTATGAGAAGAGTATTAATTTTTAAGAAAGAAACAAAAGAAATATTATATGAAGGATATTTAATACAATTTATAAATGATAAAGATGATTTTTATGGACTTGTTGAGCTGGATGATGGTACTATAATTATTCCATATATTCAAAATATTAAATTTAAATATCCAACTGAGGTGTAAAATTATGAAAGAATGTAAATATACAATTCCTAAAGAAATATCATTACACGATAACCGGTGTTGGTTTGGCTATTGTATTTATTGCAACAAATATATAAATTTTTGTGAAGGATTAAATAAATATATTTGTTGCCAATGTTGTCACAAACTTAAAGAATCGAGGTAAATTATGCAAATTTATTATTTTTATGGAAAAACAATGCTTAGTAATGAAGGCAAAAATTATTCTACTCAATGGAATGATTTTATAAAATTATTTGAAAAGCCTATTGTTCAAAATATAGAATACAATGAATTACAAAAATTATTAATTGAAAAAAATAATTTACAAAATATACATGTTTCAAGCAGGACTGAAGAACAAAGACAGCAATTAAAATTACTTCAAGATAAAATTTCAAATTATAAAAATGTTCACTATATTATAGGTGGTAATTTTAGCGCAAACAAACGTTCGAATGGTGATGATGCATTATTATATAGGAATTTAATAGCTTTGGATATTGATAATTGTGATGAGAAAATTTGGGAAAAATTAAAGGTATTTGATAATACAGAATACCTATTACATACTAGTTTTTCACATTCACCTAAACACACAAAACTTAGAATTTTTTTTCCTATTAATGTACTTATTGACAATAAACATAATTATGTCGATATAGTTACCAATATTATAACATATAATGGTTTTTCATTGCAAAATAAAAATAATCCTAATGGAGAAGTAGATCAGGCCAGCGTAAAATTTAATCAATTAATGTTTTTACCAAATATACCAAAAAATGGCGAATATATACTAAAACATAATAAAGGCAAATTTTTGGACATTGAAAAATATATAACTAAGGAAAATACTATCAAAGAAAATACAATTAATAAAAAACAAGAAATAAAAATATCACCTTTCCAGATGAAAGATCAAAGTATTATAAAAAAATTCTGTACAAAATATAATATTCATCAATGTATAAAAGAATTTTTATCGGATATATATATTGATAGAAAAGGAGACCGGTATACATATTCTTTAGGTAGTAGTAAACATGGAGCCGTAGTCTATCCAGATCAGCGCAACAATCCGGCCGTATTTTTATATAGCAATCATGGATCCGATCCATTGAATGATTATCATTGTCATGATTCTTTTGATTTAATCAAAGAATCAAAATTCGGGGGTAATTTTGACAAAGCGCTTGATTGGGCAAAAAAAATAATTAATCCACAACCTGTGGATAAACAAGTGGAAAACTTAGATTTAAAATCTGTAAAATGGGATCCAGATTATACTTTCGTAAAATATGTAGATCCATTAGGTGAAAATGGATCTAAAAAAACTCAAAGAATGTCAGAATATTTTCTTGAATTTCCGGACCAAAATGGGCCTACAATTAAGGACATTACACCATTGCCAGTCGAACAAAATATATCATGCTTATTAAATCATTATAATTATTCAATTAAATATAATGTAATAAAAATGGATTATGAAGTATTTTTAAATAATAAATACATTGATGTATTAGAAAATATTAAATCTCATATAGAAAATTTATGTATAATTCAAGATTTAAAAATGACAGATAAAAGATTACTGGCAAATTTAACACTTATTGGAAGAAGAAACAAATATAATCCATGGGAAGATTATTTAAAAGAAGCACATAGGTATTATTTAAAAAATCCTGACAAGGAAATTTTTAAAAAACTAGCAGAAACTTTAAAAAGTGACGATGAGTGGAAAAATAAATTTATTGGTAAATTTTTATTACAAATGATTTATGTCGGCTGTTCCAAAGACGACGATATGATAGCAAGTGATTATATATTAGTTTTAAAAGGTGGACAGCATATAGGCAAAACAACATGGCTTAAAAATTTACTTCCAGAAAAATTAAAACATACTTATTTTCTAGAAGGTAGAAGTTTAGATTTAAACAATAAAGATTCGATTATGGAAACAGTTTCTAACATAATGTTGGAAATGGGTGAAATTGCGACAACATTTAAAAAATCGGATCAGGAAGCAATGAAGAATTTTATTACTGCCAGTCGGGATAAATTTCGTTTGCCTTATGCCGCGGCTGCTATTACAGTAAAACGCCGTTGTTGTCTTACAGCAACAACAAATGACAATGAATACCTTAGAGATTTGACAGGTACAAGAAGGTATTTGACAATTAATTGTATTGATTTCGATAAAGAAACTAAGATTGATATTGATATGTTATGGGGATACATGTATTCATTATATCTAAAAGGGATTTCATATAAATTTGAAATGGATGAAATAAAAACAATTAATGAAATTAATTCGCAGTATATTAATAAACCTGAAAAAATATTAATCATAGAAGATGTTTGGGATCTAAACCCAAGTGAAAAAAATGGGCAATGGAAAACAGCAGGCGAAATTTTCGCAGAATTACCACCACAAAATTTGCTTAATAAAATTTCATTAGGCAAAGAACTCAAAAAAACTAGGGTAAAATTTGATTATAATAAAGCTTTAAAACAATATAAATTTTTTGTAAGTAGAAAATACAATCAAGTTGAACATTTACCTGACTATACTTTGGAGAATGAACCTTTTTAATTTTATAAGCCGCGAGGCTTATTTTTTTTTACGGGTGTATACGTGTAGAAAACGGTGGTTAAATTTGGACTGCCGGTGGTTTACCGGCTAGTGTTTTCAATACTTTCAAAGGATTTTACGGGTAACGGGTGATTTTTCTTTATATACATTATATATTATTATAGTTTGTATATATTTGGAAAACTATTATTATTTTTTTTTTATATATAAAAAAATACCCGTAATACCCGTAAGGTAGTTATATCAATGGCGGTGATAAATTTTAAATACCCGTAACAACACCGGTGATTACCCGTTAAATTTATATATTGACTTATATAATGATGCATGATAAGATAATCATAGTCAAGGAACATTAAACTGGAGGAATGTTAAAATGAGAATAATTGAAATAATTAATTTAGCCATGGAATATAATGAATTATTAGTTAAGTTTACCAAAGGTTCAATATGGTTTGGTAAGCCTAACATATCAAAGAAAAGAAAAGAAGAGTTTATTCCTAAATGGGATAAGCTATTAAAAAAAATGGATGAAACATTAAAAAAACTTGAAAGTATGGGTATTACATTTTATGATTGCGAATCAATTGAATGCATAGAAATTCCAAAAATAATGAAAAGAGTAGATGTAGAAATTTTTCTCGAAAATTATTATAAATTAGAAAAGAAAAATTATATTGATAAAGAAAGGCAAGGAATTAAATTATTTTAAGGCAATTTAAGGCAAATTATGTTCAATTTAAGGCAAATTTATAATAAAATTATACCGTTTTATAGGATTTAAAGATAAAATAATGACAAAAGGTAGACTTTTATGATATAATTTTATTGTCCAATTCTAAGTATAAAGATATCAGAAATTATATTATAATTGTGGGAGGTAATGAGAGGGCGTAGCAATTACCAAGTATATCAAAGGGGGTTAGGGTGAGATATACATTTAATTTGGGGAATAGTTTATATGGTAAAACATTTTTGAAACTGGCTATATGACGATATAGTAAAGACTTAAAAGAAAATAAAATCTATTATTAAATTATATGTAAGTAATAATTTAGCTGATTATAAAAGCTTTAATTTAAAATAGACGGGTTCAAATCCCATTCTCCCCACTCGAACCAACATAGTTTTTAAACAGGTTGCGTAAGCCAACGACTATGATATCAAGGCTTGCGGCTTAGTGTATGGGCCTATAGGGTTCGTGGGAAATCCGAAAATACACAATCCCACAAAAATACACTAATTAATTAGTTGTCCCGTAATAAATTAGGAATACCTTAGGGTTGCCGGTTCGATTCCGGTAACGGGATTAGTTTCATTTATATATAATTGTTTAATGTTCCAGGTCCTCGGTTCCGGTTGTTACAATCAGATCCGAGGACTTTATCAAATAAATAAGAAAGGTGGATAATACGGTGCCAGATAATGAAATATTAATAAAAATAATTCAAGATAATTTTAATAATTTTCGTCAGGATATGAACGATCGATTTGACAGATTTGAAAACAAAATTGAAAAAATTGAAGAAAAACTAGAGGATGTAGTCAATGCTGAAGATTGTAAAAAAAACCGTAAATTTTGTATTGAAAGTTTACAGCTGAAAAAATCGGAAATGAGTATTAAAACAATCACGGCCATTGGCGGCGTGGTAACTGGTACGATTGCGGCAAGTAGTGCAATAGTTATTGCGATTCTTAAAATATTTTTTCCGATATAAGAAAGGAGTTTTTATTTTGAAAATAGAAGACTTAAAATTAAACGTGAAAGTTGATACACAACAACTGGACGAAGCTCTAAAAAAAGCTACTGAATTAAATTCTTTACTTGGAAAAGGAACTTTACAAAATAGACTAAAAAGTAAGGTTCTGCGGGGTGCTTTAGCCAGTGCATTGTTGTTACTATTGGGTGAATGGGGTTTATATGAAGCAATAGGAATCAAGCAAGAAGTAATACGACACACAATAGACTTTATTCTTTTATGCTTGACTGCATTTGGAATTATTAATAGTCCAGATAACAAGGATACTTTATAGAAAGGTTGATATCATGAATGAAATTAATATCAGTAAGAAAAAATGTTTTAAGTACACAGTCTAAAAACTGTTTATTGTGTCTACATGTAAAATATACTGTTTTTTATGTAATAAGTCCTTGGAAGTATAGAAATTTTAAAATATGTTTATTTACAGAAAAATAAGAAAGGAAGTGATTTTATGTGGTTCGAATTATCAGGATTAAGCACTATCAAACATGATTTAACCGTCAATGAAGACGTGCTTTATTTAGATTTCGGACATGGTTAGGTGGCAATGATCCTGGGTGCATATTTTACGATGGGACAAAAGAAAAGGATTACAATTTAAGATTTGGTAAAGCTGTTTACCAATTTGTTAGGCCGTTTTTTAAAAAAGTTTATTTGACAAGGTATACAGATAAAACCGTTAGCTTGCCTGTAAGGGCAAAAAAGATGTCTGATATAGCCAAGGAAGCTAAGAGCTTACAAGTTTATTCGATTCATTGTAATGCTTATAATAAGATTGCCAATGGTGCAGAATGGCTTTTAAGTATCCATACACCGAAATCTCATAGTGATTATGCATTTTGTACACAATTTCTAAAGGATTATTGTAGTACTTTTAGCCTGGTGAATCGTGGTATCGTCCAAAAAAAATCAAAAAAAACTTTAAATGATAATTACGCTTTGCATAGGGATACGCCAGAGAATTGCAAGGTAAAATATCTTGAATTATTCTTTGGTGACAATAGAAACGATTGCAAAATGGGGCAAACACAAGCATACTTTGATAAGGCTACTTTTTTTGTGGCTTCCTATATACTCAAAAGATATGGGGTTCAGATTCAAAAGCCAAAACCAGAATCAGATATTTTGTATTTAGTCCAGGCCGGAGCATTTAGTAATAAGAAAAATGCAGATGAATTAATGGCCAAGTTAAAGAAAAAAGGATTTGAGGTAATAATCAAGACACAAAAAAAATAATTTAATTATGGAGGATAAGATGTGTGAAATTACGAGGGAATATAATATTGAAGATTTTAGAAATGATATAAAGAAAAAATTAAATGTAAATGAAGAAATACTTAATGAAATAATTGAAATGGCTAAAAAATTGGCCAAAGGTATATTAGAAGAAAACTATCATTTGGCTATGGAAAATGAAGAATTGAGCCGACAATCAAAAAAGAACGATAAAGTTGTCCAATCGGCTAATTTTATATTACAAAGATATGGGCAAGAATAGAAATGGATAAACAAGAAGAATATAAAGAAATTGTAATAGACGAAGATATATTAAGTAAAAATATAAGATATGAAATAAGTAATTTTGGAAATGTTAGAAAAATTACAATACAAAATGGGAAAAAAGTAAAAAAAGTTTTGAAACCTAGTATTTGTAATAAAAAAAGAATTCCTAAATTTAAAATTAGGTTTAAGAACCATAGCCAATTTATATCATTTGATAATTTATTGAAGCTCAGAAGAAAGGATTAAATTATATGAAAGTAATGATAAGTCAACCAATGGCTGGAAAGACAGAAAAAGAAATAAAAGAAACTAGAGAAAAGGCAATAAAACTATTTAAAGAAAAAGGATATAAATTTATAAACACACTATTTACTGATGAATGGTATAGCGATAAAGCGATGAAAGAAAGAGGAGTTGAACAAATACCTTTATGTTTTTTGGCGAAAAGTCTTGAAAATATGTGTTTATGCAATATTGTATATTTTGCAAAAGGATGGGAAAAAACACGAGGATGCAAAATAGAGCATGAGGTTGCCAAACAATATGGTTTAAACATTATGTATGAATAAAATAATAACAAAGAACCCTGTTAAATCGGGGTTTTTTTATTTTTAAAAATAATTTAAAAAAGTGTTGACAGGATAAATTATCCTATGATATAATGTAAACATAGTTAAGGAACATTAAAATAAAATTATAAAGGGGATTGATCTTGTGACTAATAAGCAAAAAGAATTAATTTATGATATGTTTGACGTATTGGACACTGAATTTGATTTTGGAACAATAGGAAAAAAGAAATTTTATACTGGCAAGGAAGCTTATGAATTAATTTCACTAAATGTAGATATGTTTTTTGGAATTAAAGACGGCGGACAGTGTACCGTCAAGCAATACAATCAATTAACTAAAATAGCTGGACGTAAGCCAAAATATGAAAGACATCTAATCGGCTTTAGCCAAGCCGTTGATTGGATAAATAAATATAAAAAAATTGCATAAAGGAGATGATTTAATGTGGCCATGGAATAAAAATAAAAAAGAAAATGATATTAATTTCTATGATGATAGTTATCTTGAAAATAAAATTATTATCGGAAAAACAAAGAAAGAAAAAAATGTAAATGACAATAAAGAATTAGACGAATATTCTATAGATAGTTTTGATACCTATGATACTAAAAAAAAGAAATTTAAAGAAGGTTCAAGAAAAGAAGATTGGCTTTAAAATGTTGGGACGTAAGTCCCTTTCTAAAAAACAAGAAGGAGTGATTTGTTTGGATAATAAACTAGTTTATTGTGTTTTGATTAAAGGATGGATAAAACAAGATAATCTATGTTTAGGGTGCAACAAATGTAAGAAAAGATTAGAAAGAATCAAAAAAATTTTAGAAGAGAATATAAATAGAGGAAGTGAAGGAAATGAGTAAAATATTAAATGCATATAAAAAATTTATAAAAAAAAACGATAATCCAATTAACGTTATATATGAGAAGGATTTGAGTGAATTAAATTCACTCAAAGATGAATTACTTGAGCTTAATCTTTATAATATTAAATACTATGATGATTTTATTAATTGGATATGTGATGAATTTTCAATAGAATGTTGTTTTACATGTGGAAATTATTTGTTTAAAGATAATTTATATTGCTGTGTATATTGCTTTGAATACATTTGTATCGATTGCAAAAAATCAAGGTGTAATTGTAAAACCGGTGATCAAGACGAAGACATTGACGATAATATTAATTGCTACTATTTGTAAAGGGGTGGGAGCGTGAATAGAAAAGATCATTTTTATAAATTATTTTCTAAAAACAATATTAAACTTGAAGAAATGGCAGATTTAATGGGAATCAAACAAGATTCCCTTTACAGAAAAATTATAGGAAGGAACGGATTTAGTGAAAAGGATATTAAAAATATATTAAAAGTTTTGAATTTAAAATTTGAGGAGGTGTTTAAATGACGATAAAGGCAATATTGAAAAAAAATATAAAAGGTTATTATGGTTCAGAGTGGTATCCAGATATATTAAGAATTCAAGAAGAAAATGGAGGGTATTTGGATCTTGAAAGGACATTTTATAATGGTACTAAATTTTTTGAAGAACTAAACAGCGGATACAGATGTCAGTTGTTAAAGGAAGATTTAGATTTTTTAAGACTATAATGAGGAAGGTGTTTTGTAATGAGAAAGATAATATTATTAGTTTTGATATTAATGCTTTTCAGTGGGTGTTCTTCAGCAGACATCCAAAAAAATAATAACATAACAGAAGGATATGAACTTAAAACTATCATAGATGGTGGTAGGCAAAATATTTACAAATTAAAAGATGATAACAATAATGAATTTATAATTGTCATCGGAGAATATGGGAACGCAATTTGTCAAATAAAATAATAAGGGAGTTTTTTAAATGTTGGTATTGAAAAAACTAATTGAAAACGAATTAAAGGCGGCTAATGATAAATTTCCGCCGTTCCAGTCACGGCATGAGGCGTATGGCATATTATGCGAAGAATACGAAGAATTATGTGAAGAAATCGACGATATAGGCGAAGGTATTCTTGTAGACTATTGGCAATTATGTCGTAATAGTAAAAATTGCGGGCCTGAGGAAGCTAAGAAATTATTAGAAGCATTGGAATCCGCAATTAATTGCGGATTTAAGGAATTAATACAACTTGGTGCCATGATACAGAAGTCTAAAGAATTGGAAGGAAGGAACAAAAATAAAAGAAGTTGTTTCGAAACATGTAAACATTTTGGAACTTCAATGTGTGCTTTTCCTGAACGTTGTAAAGCTTATCAAAGAAAGGAATGATAAATAATGTCAGTTAAAATGATTGAGAATTTAATTAAAATAGAAATTTTTATTTATAAAATGGGCGGAGAACCGGCGTATAATGCATATTATACGCTTCAAGGAAAAATGTTAGATACATTAAAAAGGTTAGAAAAAATAATACAGATAGATAACAAAAAATTAACATTATCAGGCAAATTAGAATATGCTGTTAATTGTATCGAAAAATTAGAAAGGAAGGAGATTATAGGAAATGAATAAAAAAGATTTAGTACAAAAACAAGTAATTATATGTCCAAATTGTAAAGGTGAACTTAAAAGATTTTTATATATGGAATCAGAAAATTCAAAAATTGGGCAGTATAAATGTAATGAATGTTATAGATACTATAGAATTATAAATAAAGTTTTAATTGATTATGGAATATATAATTTGTTTGAAGGGTAAAATTTCAAAAAAGAAATTTTAATTTGGGACAAGGATAAAACAATTGTAAATTTGACCAATGAAAACCTTGGAAAGTTTAATTTATTAAAAGCTTTGATTGAAAAGAGAGGAAAGATAAACAATGGCATTACAAAGAGTAAAATGTGAAAATAAAGATTGTGATAAAGAATTTTCTTTAAATGTAAAGGTAGGTCCAGAAGTTGACGGTAAGTTTGAAGTATACTTTGTTTGTCCGTTCTGTAATAAGCATTATCATGCTTATTACGAAAATATACAGACAATGTCTATACAGGATCAAATAAACGAATTAAATTCGCAGGTCCAGAACACAAGAATAATAAAAAAAGGAATGAATTTTGCTAAGGAATTCAATAAAAGGCAGGATTATCTAGAAAAGATTAATAAATTAAAAGATCGAAAAAAACTAATACTTGAAAAAATAAATTCAAAAAATAAAATAAAAAGTAGTTGACGGATAAATTATCCTATGATATAATAGTATCATGGTTAAGGAACATTAGACTATTATTAAATATAAAGGGGATTGATCTTATGACTACAAATAAAACTGAAGAAATAAAAAAAGATTTAAGCTTTAATAAAAGAATATCATTGGTTAAAAAATATGTATTTGAAAATTTAAAGGAAACCAAAGAATTAGACAATATAAAGGGAACTAATACAATAGGATTTTACAGTCTATCGACAATTGAAAAATATTTATTTCCAGCTTTAGATATGTATGATTTAGATTTAGATCTAGAAATATTTTCAGACAAAATCATTGGTCATTGGTACGATTGTGCAGGCGATAATCAGAGAAATATTGAAATTGATTTTAGTAGAATTGAACATGTAGAAAAGTTGCAGTTAATGGCCAACATGGTACAAAGTGAAGGTGCTGTTAAGTCATATACAAGAAGATATGCTTTAACAGCTATTTTAAGACTTCCAAGTACTGATCTTATAGATAGTGACTTTGATAAAAATAATTTTCGTGGAAATGATAAAAAAGATAATGGAAAAAATACCGGAAATAACAACAAAGCAGCTGTACAAACTGGACAAAATAATCAAGGAAATAAATCAGCCAAGGACGGAAAAAAAGTAACTCCAGCTAAGGACGAAAGAAAAGTAACTCCGCCTCAGTTAAAAAGATATTTTGCAATTGCTAAAGATAAAGGATTTGACATAGATTATCTAGATGAGCTAATTAAAGTAGCTTATAGTATTCCAACTAAAAATGACTGGATGAAAGTGGATTATGACGCATTTACAAAGTATATGGAAGGTAATACAATGCAAGATACTCATAATGTATTGATAGCAAAAATTAAAAAAGCAGGTAAGCCAGTGCCTGGAAAAAAGTAACTGAATGTGGTAAGGCAACCGGTGGCTTTGATGATGAGTTGCCGGTCTGGATACCTGATAATTATTATGCAATACCATGTAAAGGAGTTGATAAGATAAATGAAATTTTGTAATGGGTGTAGAACCCAATTAGTAAATGACGACTGCCCTAATAAAATGTGCCCTTATAAGACACGTTTTATTGAAAAACTGTATAATAGAGAATTTGGAAAAGATATAGAGGAGGTTTATGATGGGGATAATGAAAATTTTAAAAAACATGAAAAGAAATGATAAATTATATACGCAATATAGATTTTATATTGCCTGGTATAATCTTCTACAAGATGAATTACTGGACTTAGTAAAAGGTTATGATGAATTAAAATTTTACACAATAAAAAAAAGAAGTTTTATTAAGCTTCTTACCCAAGAAATTACACCGTATGCTATGGTACATGGAATAATTTATGAGAAGCCAGGTATTAAAGCACAAACAGATGAATTATTTTATCTTCCAATATCGCCCGAAGATATTGAGGAAATAGGAAGATATCAATATTTTAAGAAATACACAAGAAATATACTATAAAAGTGTTGCTATGATAATTATATCATGATATAATTATCATAGCCAAGGAACATTTAAATAAATTTAAGGAGATTGAAAAATTATGAAAAAGATTGTTGATTTTTATGACTTTCACAAGTGGACAGAGAAAAACAACTTAAATTATAGGTTTGAAACAAAAAAATACTTTAATGATGCTATAGTAGTATTTGACAAAAAAGATAATTGTGTATCTGTTAAGGCCCCTGAATTGACCGGCATTTGGAATAATGTTAAAAATACTATAAAAAAAGCATTATTATAAAAACGTGGGATATTGTATATCCCACAAAAATTTATTTTGGAGGAAGATTAGAAATGGAAAAAATAATAATAATTATCTGGGTAATTGCAGTGGTTTTTATAATTTTGAATTATTTTAATTCAAAAAAATTATACAAAATATATAACAAAAAATATGAGGAATTTATGAAGTGTTATACAGATTTAGAAGATAAGAAAAAAAAACAAAACGAAACTAAGCCAACAGAAACAGTTTTGGATAATGTGCTTACCAAACTTAATTATGGTAAACCTATGTCAGATGAAGATATAGATAAAATATTAAAATAGGAGGTATTTTATATGACGAATTGTACATTTTTTGTAGATCGAGATAAAACAAATGAAGATCTTAAAATATTGAAAGGAGATGGGCGTATTATAATTGATGATAAATATTTTTTACGTCCTGGAATAGAAACAAATATTTATAAAGGTAATATACAGCCTTTATATGATTTATCGGCACTTAATGAATTACAGATAGATATATCTGTTAAAAAAAACAATGGTTTTTTTTTAACAGATATAAAAAAAACTGAAAAGGATTTAGAGCTAAAATTTGAATATGAAGATGACTTCATAATATTCAAATTAAAGCTTTATAAAAATACAATAATTCAAGTCGAATTTTGTGAAGGTTTACCAACTTTGTTTATTAATGAATTAATGGACAAAATTGAAAATAAAGATTTTGATTTTAGAATTTACAAAGAAATTAAATTTATAGATTCTAAAAAAAGAAAAAAATCTTTGACGGGTGCTATAAAATCGTGGATCAATGGGGTGAGGATATAATTATGAGTTTATTTAAATGTAAATATCCAACGGACTTGAATAAACAACTTAAAAATTGTATGAAATGTGAAATACTTAATACATGTCCATATGTTGACTTTTCAAAGGAGCCAAAAATGAAATATTTGCCTTTAGGAAAAATAACATATTCGAATAATTCGGAATATATTGGTTGTTTTTTAGAAATATCTGAAATTAATTATAATAGATTGAAAACACTTATGGATAATTGTTTAATTGATCATAACTTTGAAAAACATTTAAATGACTTTAGTTATCATTTAATTGAAGAAATTGGAGAAGAATATAACCCCAAACGTAAGTTTTTAGTCAATAAAAGTTTTACTTTATATGTATTATATACAATTAAGAAAATAATTGAATTTCAATTATTTTATGATTCAAAATATCCGACTCAATTACCTGTAAACATATATATTAAGGAGATATTCAAACCATGATCTTTAAGCTATGTATCATGGTGGGGGGAGTGTAATTTTTAAGTAATTAAACGATAAGAGGGTGTTATTTTAAAGTAACACCCTCTTTATGGTATAATAGCATGAAAGGAGATAGATATAGATGTTGACCGAACGTAAAAAGCTATTTTGTGATTATTATATAATATCCCTGAATGCAACTGATGCCGCACGAAAAGCAGGATATATTTCTAAATCTGCAAATGGTTTAAAAAATAAGGCCTATAAATTAATGAAAGAGCCAGATATAAAAGAATATATAGCAGATAGACTTAAACAAAAAGAAGCCGATTTAATAGTCAAACAAAATGACATATTAAAATATTTATCTGGCTGTGTTCTTGGATTAGAAAAAGAAAATAAAATTT